ATGGTCATAAACTAACGACCGATAGTTTGTTAGATAAAACTAACAGTGCCATTGACTGACACTGTAAACGAAAATTATTTACAGTGCCATTGACTGACACTGTAAATAATTTGTAGATGTGATTAGAGATAAACACCTGACTTCAAAAGATTTTCTATCAGGTCTTTTTCTTTTTGTGTAGCGTTCACTGACATTGAAACAATGTCTTTTACTTCAAAATAACCTATTTCATTAGATATTAAATCTTCTTTATATGTGTTGTAACCTTTATCAATGAAAGTATTATTTTTCTGTAAAATAATTTTAGGTGATGTATTTAATTGCATATCAGATAAAGCACCGTTTAATTTATCATAATCTAAGATATACGGTAAATCTTGCGATATTTTACAACGATATTTTACAATCAATAAATCAGTGTTGCTAACAACTTCATTTATAAGTATGTCAGCATATCCAGTTATAACATTAGCCTGATATACAATATGAATTGTTTTATTCATATAGATACTAGGTAATTCTACAACTTCATAGAACGGCAACACGATTTTAATTTTATAGATTTTTGTATCTAGTTCGTTGCCGTTAGCACCTTCTATAAAGACTGTACCACAATCAATAGTTACATCATCATTGAAAACGGTGTCAGTATTTATAAGTGTATCGTGTACACCTAACAAAATATTTTGTTTAGCCGATGTGACAACATTAAAAAATACTCTTTTGAATTGTGTTATATAACTACCTAAATCTACATCGTTATATGTGATACCGTCTACCGTTCCATTTTCTCTAAAACGTTTAGTCGCTAAACTTGCCATATCACTAGTAGAAGGTTTGTATACCTGAATAGCACCATATTTATTTACAATCGGGGTTTCTTCAACCGCAACACCTGACAAGACCGCATTTATATTAGTATTGAAATAACTACTTTCAGCGGTAAAAGACAATGTATATTGATAATCGGTAACTTTAGTAAAATCTAATATAACATTATCTCTATTGTTCATTGATAGTGTCGGTGTAGTCACAAACTTAAAACCTTGATTAGCGTTTAATGTCAGGTTATAGCTAGTACCTTCAACCATTGAACTAAAAGAAGGTGTAACACTACAATTAGTCAATGAATTAGTAACATCTTTTGTTTGTGCTATTGCCGTTGCCGTTGCGTGAATTGTTATACTTGCGTTTTCGTCAATTACGTCATTCAAGTCATAAATATAACTATTGCCTGATTGTGTAAATCTGTAAGTGTCCCTATCCCATATAAAATAAGGTACACCTGAAAACTCATAACCATTATTAGCGGTCAATGCTATAACTTTTGATGTACCGTCTAACTCTATTGATGATACATCAGGTGACATAGTAACATTAGTTAGATTTTTAGTTATTGTTACTATAGGGTTTACTACTATTTGTGTAGCCGTTGCCGTTATTGTTCCTGATACATCGCTAGTGATACCAATATTATTTACATCAAGAGTATACACACCATTAGACAAACTGAAATTATAGTCAGTGCCTGATATGGTCAATTTTGGTACACCTGAAAACTCATAACCACTATTAGCGGTCAATGTTATAATGTGTGATGTACCGTCAATCTCTATTGATGATACATCAGGTGACATAGTAACATTAGACAGATTTTTAGTTAGTGTTAGTGTAGGATAACTAATAGGGGTATCAGTTTCTATAGGGTAACTAGGGTTTATATTACACAAAATACTTGATACAGTGCCAGCAAAACTATTTTTACAATAAATTGAAATTGTCTTTTTATCACTTGATAATGTTATATCAAAATAATCATTAGTATTAGTAGTAGTACTAAATCCGTTAGACATAGATATTGCTAATCTCGGTGAACTCCAATTAGTACCGTATAAATCGTGAAATTTGTAACCACTATTAGCCGTAATAGTTATTGTTAAACCTACATAAATATTTGATATGTCACTCGGTGTAACTGTACATTTTCCCGATGTGTCATTATTGTATTCTACTGTAGCCATTATTCACCCCCTAAAGATGTTACTAAAATTAAATTGCCTGAATGATTAAAATTATCTGTCAGGTTTATAACTTCACTTTCAAAAGTTTCAGATTTTTCACAATTTACAAAATTATCGTCAGGGTTTTCAGATTTTACAATAATAGCGTTTATGTTTTCAATCTGACTTGAAAAACTTTTCAACACATCAACTGACACCCTGATTTTATAAATAGTGCCGTTCATTCTTTCAACACTTTCAATAAAATAATACCTTCCTAAATCCTGAATGTAACAATAGTTATATTCTGAATTAAAGTTAGTATCTTTAATCAATAATTCAAAATCGGTTATATCAAAATCATTTTGTATAATAACATTGTTTATAGTCAGACCGTTAGACAATGTTTTATTTATTTTGTTTTTGATACCGTCATATTTATAAAAAATAACTGTCATAAAACCCCCATTAAAAATAAAGGGTGTAGAGTAGCACCCTACACCCTTAAACCTTCCACCCTATAATACCTGATTAGTCAGCAATATAGAATACAACGAAGTTTTCATTAAGGTCATTAAAATAACCACAATCGAACTTATACCAGTTACTGAAAAACTCGGCTTTAGGGTTATAGTTAGTTGTAACACGTCTATCAAGATTAGATACACCCAGTGCATCCCTATCAAACATTACACCGATAACACCCGATACAGACACATCTTTTGTACCACCGTTAGCCGTTCTGATAGTCACATCAATTTTAGAAGTTTTTGCAAACTCAAAAGAAGTGCCTGAACCTTGCCAATATGGTACAGTTTCAGCGGTAGGAAGTTTTACAAGTTCATCATTGAAAGTGTCGCTTTCAAGATATGTTTTTGTAGACTGTGCATAGTCTGACAAAAGAACGATGTGAAGAAGGTCTTTAGGTGTAAAGCGTTCTTTTCCACCCTGATTAAACAGTGTTGACATTGTACCCAGTCTGTCAGCATACAACGCAATTTGCATTGACGCATATTTCAGGAAGTCAGGTGTTGTGAGTGCTTTACTTGCGGTCAATGCACTAGCACCTGATAAACCTTTAAGGGTGTTATATGCACTAAGAAGGTTTACGGCTCTAACACCTGAATTATCACCGTCTACAGTCTGTGCAATCATATTATTGATTGTACGCATTATAAGAGCGTCAGTTTTTACAGTCATTGACTTTTCAACCGCATTATAGAGCATACTAATAAATGCGTTCAATTCACTAGCACTATTAAAACTTTCTTTTACTTGCTTTTCAGTAAATGAAAGTGGTACTTCAAAAGTTACTTTAGAATTGTAGAACTTAGCCGATACGGTAGGTTTATAGAAAATGTTAGGGTCATAACTTGCACCGTTTTCAAGTTCCCAACTTTCATTTTCTGTAGCGTTAGGCAAGTCAGCACTAATCTTCTGAAGTACAGAACCAAACTCCCAACTATCCATAAGAATAGAAGGTACTTTACCTGAATACTTACGATTTACAAATACAGTTTTTCCAATACGATTTACAAGTGACTTTACATAATTATCAACTTCTGTATTAGAAAAAAGTTCTTTTCCCATATCCACAACATTACTTAAATCTTCTTTAAGAATGTCGGTTTTACCCAAAATCTCACCAGTAACATCATTTACAAGTGAGTAAATCTGTTTTACTTCCATTTTATACCCCCTTTATTTACTCTGTAGGAATTGCACTATTTAATGCTACTGTGATACCGTCATCATTAGCAATAAATACTTGAAGAACGGAAGAACTAAAAATATAAGTTGTTCCGTCAAGCCATCCGAAAACCTGAATAGGTGTTGACTTTTTACCGTCATAATCAGCACCATAAAGAATAATCGGTTTACCTGATTTTACGGCACTTTTAGCCAACTGATAAGCACCTGAAATAGTCTGTTTAGTTGTTTTACTCAAGTCTATTTCAAGATAAGCCTGAAAATATCCACCATTCATTTTATACCCCCATTAGTGAAAAATGTTTATCAGGGTAAAAATAATATTACCCCCAACTGTCAGACCGTAAAAAAGAAAATCTTTCCAGTCAATTTTACCGTCATTATTATAATCTTGAATTACATTCATATAAAACCCCCTTTATACAACGGCAAGACAAGACAAACCAACACTAGATACTAGTGCAACTGTAGAACTATCTACACCACCATTTCCCAATGCTGAAATAATAGCATTACCAATAAAAATGATAATGTTGATTACAGTGACAATAATTTTTTTTGTGTCGCTTTTCATACTTAAAACCCCCATTTAGTTAGTATGTGATAACTTAAATATAAACCCTGATTAGTTTATTGTCAATAAATTGATAAGCATACAGTATTTTTAATATCAGTCAAAAGCATTAAAAGAAAATCATTGTATTTAGCAAAATCAATAACTTTTTGTGCATTTTCTGATTTTAATAAACCGTTGCTTTTCTCGATTGTTTCAGTACGTTCAATAGTTGTACTGTTATCTGAACTACCTGAAAACTCGGTTTTACCGTTGTCACTCGGTGTACTACTATCAAAAGCATAAACTTTATTAGTAGTGGTGTTTTCGTTTTCGGTGTTGTTTGTTCCTTCCTGACTGATTGTCTTTTCTTCTGTCAGGGGTTTAGCTAAATCGTCAAGTAAACCACTGGCAATAGTTGACTTGATTTTCAACCACTGATTATAGAAAATCAGGTCACAAGTTTTTACAAGTCTAGTTACACAAGATAAAGCACCTGATTTATTATAGATGTTTGCAAACTTTTCTAAAATCCAACTATCACCGAAAACATCTACTAACAGATTATCTAAATCTGTAGTTTCATTTTCTGTCAGGTTTCCAAAAAGTTCTACAAAATGTGAATTGTTTACGGTCTTATATACACTGAAAAAACCGTTATACTCTGTAGCCGTTGAAAGTGAAATTAACATTATTTACCCCCTTCTTTATCAGTATCTGTATCAGTATCTGTATCAGTATCTGTATCAGTGTTTGTATCTGTATCAGTTTCTGTATCGGTGTTTGTATCGGTTTCTGTATCGGTGTTTGTATCGGTTTCTGTATCGGTGTTTGTATCGGTTTCTGTATCGGTTTCTGTGTCTTGCGTTTCTGTAGCCTTATCAACTTCTTCTTTTTGCATTTTCCAAACACTAGATAAATCAACTTCAATATTCAAACCGTATTTTTTATTTATCAGGTCAATAGCGTTTTTGCGTTCTTCTAACATATTATCGGCTAAAGGTATCAAGATAGATGTATTTAATTCTACTTCATTCACTGTTAGCCGTTCACGTTTCATATTGAAATTAGCGTCTAGACCAATTTCATTAAATGCACTTGCTTTCAAGTATTGATTTAATTCAATAAACTGTTGAATGTAGTTAGCCTGACTTGATACATTATGAACTTTTACACCGTCTAAAAACTGATTTTCACCGATAACCGATAATTCACCGTCAATCAGTTTTTTAATGAATATATCTGCATTTTGTTTAGTTTTATCATCACTGGCACTGATAAAAAACTGTGTTCTAAGATTGTTTGTCAGCATATTTATAGATACTTCACAATCACCACACAAAACACCGTATTTTTCAAGTAACGGTATTAAACCCTTCATTTTGCTATCATTCCTGATTAAAACACAATCATCATTGATAGTATATTCTTTATTCAGTTTTAGATATGGATTACTAACGATACATTTTGTGTATTCATAGTATTCATTCAATTCACCACCTAAACCACCAACTAATACTATAAACTTGTCATTTTCTTTAGTGAAAATACAATAACCGTTTTCTTGTAAAAATCTTTCAATAACTCTTTTTGGTACACTGTCAGGAAGGTTTTTATACTCAAACATCTGATTGCATTTAATCAGCATATTATCAATAAAATCATTCAATGCGGTGTCTTTAGAGTAAATCAGGTTTTTAGCGTGTTTGTACTCTACATCTTTTCTTTTCATAGATACCCCCATAATTTATAATATAGGTCATAAACCTATTTTACACAAGATAATAAATAATTGTGCATTATCTCACCTATATCATTAGATTGATAAAACACCCTATTACAACTAAATAAACCCTTTATTTTACTGTCAATCTTGTCTAGTGGGTTTAAGAATGATTTTCTTAAATACATAGAAGGTGTATAATCTAGACAGTAAATCAGACTATTTTCTTTTAATTCTGTTGTTTGTGGTCTAACAAAAATAAATATATCACTTTCTTTCTGTATCACGTCACACCCCAATTTTTTAGTACCGAAAATGACATAAAAAGTAAATAATATTTCATCAGGTTTAATCTTGTAACCAGTGGGTAAATGTGGATATATTGCAAGTTCCCATTTTCCCGATGTAATCATATTTAATCTAGGGTTATCAAAAGCAAAATATTTATTACTCTTTTTTCCTGACTTAGTTTCACTACAATATTCAACCGCTATTTTTAGATTGTTTCCAAAATAATATACATCTATAGAACCTTGTGACATTGTAGAAATATTAGTCAATCCCATTTCATCAAAATAAGGACAATATTTATTTACTGTGTTACCTAACATAAAGATTTTAATATTTTCTCTATCTCTTATGATTGTAGACAGTACATTCATAAAAATAACAAACTCATCAGGTAGATAATATCGTCTAGTCAAAAACTCATCAAAAACAATATTTTTTACTGTAGGGTAACTAGTTGATTTATCGTGTTCTACATCAGATAAACTAAAAGCATAACAAAAGGGGTTTTTATCCGCTTTCATTCTTTTACTTTCATTGTCATATTTTGCTAAGTGCCAACACCCCCGACTATATATAATTGTTTCATATTCATTATCAGTTAGTTTTCTGATAACATCATTATCAATCAGGCTATTAAAAACGGTATCGGCTCTTTTACCCTGAATATCATCTTTCCACCTTCTTATATAAGCACCTGAATTATTATTTTTTACATAATCGGTCAAAATATATTCTAGTGTTGCGTATGTTTTACCGTTAGAGCGTTCACCGATAATAATATTATAATCAGCATTTTCAGCTAAAATCTTTTTCAAACTGTAGTATTGTTTTTTCATTTTTACCCCCTATTCTTTAGCACCTGAAAAATATTTTATCTTTTCTATTATTTCAGGGTCATAATATTTATTCAATAAATATTCTAAACTATAATTGTTATCAGGGTCAAACTTTTTATGTACCTGATAATCAAAATCAAAAATATCTATTATCGGTCTATTAAATGCGATAGATAACAAACCGTCAATTTTTACCCGATAACCTAACTGTATAAAAAATTGTACTACTTCCATAATACCCCCCCTATTTTACTAATTTTTGTACACCCATAAAATATTTAATGTACATATCAGACAATGATAAAAGATAGTCAGTCTTTTCAAGATGTATAAAAGATTTTTCGTGATAGTATGCTGCATTACCTAAATAGTCAGGTACTGTATTTTCTATCTCTTTATCAATGTAAGTGTGTGTCATTTTTCCAGTATGGTCACAATCTACAAACATACCGTCATTAAAAAAGATAAAGGGTTTTTTCTGATTTTCTATAAACTCTTTACCTGATTTTTTAGACAGTCCACACACTGTAATAGATAGTTTATTATCCTTCCTGAAAATGTATCTTTTTGCACCCAGTGTCTTAAAGTCTGTATAAAATCCGTCAAAATCCCATACACCTAAAGTTTTAGTTTCACCCTTTATAGTTTTAGGTGATATAAAATCTAGCGGTATTTTGTGATAGTTCAAACATTTTTCTAGTTTCTTTACTATCCACTGATTATATTTTTCAAAATACATTTTATGTTTGTCAGCATTAAATATTTTTACACTGTCAGTATCTGAATAAATATAATCTTCTTTACATTCTCTAATAGCGGTGTAAAGATTGTTTCTAGCGTATGCGGTACACCATACCCCCCACTGATAAAATAAAAATCTGTTTTTATCGGTGTTGTAATTTTTTAATTCTTCTTCTAGGTTTCCTTCCTGATTGTTCCATTGTGTACCGTCAAAATCAAACCTATCGTGTACAATAGATGTTACACACATACCATACAAACTATTCAGCAATTCTTTAGAATGTAAATATTCTACTTCTTTACCGTCTACCCCCTTCAATTCAGTTTTAGACTTGTAAAGATGTAGAATTGTTTTTATAAACTCTTTTGGTAAATAGTCTTTTTCATAGATGTAACATAAACCGATTTTCATACTATCCCATTTATAAAAATCTCGGATATTAAGAAAATCAACATCAGTACAACTAATAGTCAGGGTGTCAGCCTGAACTATACGACCGTTATTTATTAAAGGGTTTTTTACATTACGACATTTTGAGTATGATATTATTTGCTCATACAGAAAACTAGATTTAATGTTAGTAAACTGTAAATCAACCAATACACAATAATTTTTAATCAGGTTTAATAGTTCATTTTCTGTATTTATATACACTTCTTTTCCCTTACTCATAGGGTATTTTTCACTAATTAAAACCGTAGGATAACTAGATGTAAAATCAAAAGAAGTTACATTATGACATATTTTTTGTGTGTGCATAGCGTTACAATGAGTAAAACCACCCATAAAAGCATTTTTTAATATCAGATATTCAGGTTTTTCTATTGTCAGTTCCTTTATAAAATACTGATATTCTTTATTTTGAAAACATTGTTTTCTAACATACCTTCTAACTTTTCCAGTTTGTGTTAGTGGTATTTTCTCGATGTTTCCAAACTCGGCTATTTGTTCATCAATATAGGAAGTGACAATTAAAACATCATTTTCACAATATTTTAATTCTTCTTTTGATATAGGTGTTTTTGAATTGCGTATCAGGTTATAGTCTAAATCACCTACCATTTTTTTAATGTTATGTGATTTTAGATTATTTGCTAAAACTTCTAGACTGTAGCCTGATAATCTATAACTACACTTAAAAATAAAGTGTGTATCTGTCATAGCTTTCAGGGGTTTTCTTTCACTGTCAGCGAAAATATCCACCCAATTAAACCACCTACAAATAAATTGAAATTCATAACTTAGATTGTGTACATAAACAATAATATACCGTTCTTTCAGGTCTAGAAAATCATACAACTTTTTACAGAAAAATAAAAAATCGTTCCACGTTCTACCGATAATTACATTTTCTTCTATAGCAAATTGCCATATATACATTATTGCTTTTTTCTCGGCTCTAACCTGATTTTTTAATTTTTTGTAATCATCATTAGTATAAATTACACCGTTTTTATCTTCATAAAATGATGATGTTTCAATATCAAAAGACATAGCAAGATTGTAGAAAATCTTGCCTTTAGAAGTGATAATATCTTTTTTGTTTATTGTACCTAAGAAGTCAGGAAGGTCTTTTAATTCATAAATCATTATTCACCTTCTTTATCAATGAAAAATCTGTCTAGAAAATTATCATCAACACCACCCCCATTATTAAAGCGGTGTATCTCGGTTTCAAGAGCGTGTATAATTTTTTCTTCTAGTTCGTTGCCGTAACTGTCAACACTGTCTAAATTAGATTTTTGCTCTAACATAACATCAGATTTTATATTTTCCAAAATACTAGAATAATTGAAAATATTTATTTCGCCGTTTTCAGATATTTCAGGCTCTGTAGCAAGTCCGATAATTTTGTTAGCACCTTCAAAAGATACACCTAATTCATTTTTATAATAGTTGATGTACTGTCTTGCACCCCTAGCCGATGATGTAGGATTGTTTAGAAAACTAATTGCCCTACCGTATTCATATTTTAATTGTTCCCAGTCAATAGGGTTTCTAGGGTCTAGATTTGCACCTGAAAAATAAGTAAAACCACGTTCACCACGTTCACTAATCAACTGTTGAACGGCGGGACTAGATAAACCCGCACTTCTAACATTTTGTATTCGTCTATTTGCTTTTTGAAAAGTTTTAAGCATTTTCTTTTTTATATCGCTAGTGCCTGAGTTCATACCTACTAGGTCAATAGCGTCTTGCGGTGTCAACACCGTTTCACTAAAAATCTGTACCATTGTTTACCCCCTTAAAAAATAATACCACACTTTCAAAAAGTGTGGTATGTTTTCAGCGGTCAAACCTGATTAAAAAATATCAGGTTTCTTTTCTTCTGTTGTTTCAGGTGTTGCCGATGTTGTAGGTGTATCTACAAAATCAAAATCATAACAAACTTTATTATATTTTGACTTGTACTCACGCAACTTCAAACTACATTCACCGTTTTTAATTGCGTTTACACAATCAGCATTTTTAAGCATTTCTGAAATAATGTCTTTTTTGTGTGTAGGAAGGTTTACTAAACAATCTTTAGTAATTGCGATAGGTTGAAGTCCGTAGTTTTCAGACTTAGTGAAGAAGAACCCGAAAACCTGAATTGTTTTAGTACCCTGACTGTAGAAGTCAGACAATTTTCTAAATGTAAAATCTTTAGTGTTTACATTCCATTCAATTTTTTCAAAAGTGTTTTTATTAAACTGTGTAAAGTTCATAAACTTTACCCCCTAAATAGATATACTAGATTTTTAATCTAGCGTGTTAGATACCTGATAAACTATCAGGTTATTTAATCAGGGTGACACCCTGACAAATACTTATTTATTCACCTGATTGAAAACATAGTCAATATTGATTGACTTTTCATCAAGTGTTATTGCTACTGTATCTAATTCATTAGATAAAGTAAAGTTGTAATTGTTTTTGTTTGTAATGTACTGAATGATAGTAGCCTGACTATCTGATAAATCGGCTAAACTATCCAACGGTTTAGACAACTGTAAATTAAGTTTAGTTGTACCCCTGATATTCTTGAAAAGTATGTAACCATACATTATTTTTTACCCCCTGATTTTCTGACAGATACTTGATTTTCTGTCTTTAGTTCTTTAATAGTTTTTGGTGTCAATTCACATTCAACTATTAAACCGTTAGCCGTTCTGACTGTGACTTTTACAAGTTCCATTGTTACCCCCTGATTTATTTTCAGTCTTTAAGTAGATTTTACACTGTGTAGTAAAATTATTATCTACCAGTGTACCGTCATAAGTTCTAAAGGTGTAGCGGTCATTTTTAGTATCATAAGAAAAGAAACACTGTATACCGTTTTTCTCTAGAATGTCGTTTAGTTCTTCAACTATTCTTAGTGGACTTTTCATAGTTCTGATTATAAACCTAACATATATTTTTTGTCAACATTATTTTTTTGTAAAAAATAATTTTTTGTCAGGTGTTGAAAATGTTTATTTACAGTGTCAGATACTGGCACTGTAAAAGTTAGTGTAAACTAACGCCTACCGTTCGTTAGTTAGTTTAGGCTAACACCATTCACCAAAACACTATACAAGTATGGGGTAATTTCAGG